TATATAAATTTTCTGCCATTTCCCATGTTGCTTCTGCTGCAGATAATCTTGTAGCAACTTCGGTTAGCTTATCTTCTGCTACCTTTAAATCTCTTTCAATATTTATAAGAGTTTGTTTATTTGCTTCGATTGTATCAGTGAGATTAAGAACGTATCTTACAGACGTAAATGTTCCGGCTAATATTGCAGCCACAACAGGTACAATTACTATATTCTTTTTTACCCATTCAAATCTCGATAATTTATTCTTGGGTTGTTTCTTTGCCATAAATTACCTGTCAAATCTTGACACAATCCAGTTCCAGACAGCTTTAATTTTGTCCCAAACCTTACAACAAATGTTTTTACATTTTTCAATCATGTTTCTTCTCCTCAATTTCGTAGAAGAACTTATCGGTATCTTCTGTTTTCCATTGACTTGTGTTTTCTACATTCCACTCAGAAGTTTGCACTTTCCAATCTGGAATATTATCTTTCACTGTAAATGAAGGTATATCCCAAATGCATCTATTGTTAGGTTGTGCTGCATAGTTCCCGTCGTCTAGGGCTATGATGTGAGCACATTTGTGCTCGTGCGGAATCTCTGAATGGTCCGTGTCAAGTATATTAGCCTCTGGGTGAGCGAAGTCAACCGTAAATAAATATTTGCCTGGATGCCATTTTTTATCTTTTCCAATGTATTTACCGGCTTGTGCTTCTAAAATATCCCAAGAAGTAACAGCAGGATAATAGCTGAAACAATTCCATAACTGAAGCTCATCAAGTCTGCGTCTAGGAACGGCTTCTGCTTTAAAGCCTCTTTGAATGAATGCAGATATCGGGAGACGGTAGAAGACAGCTCCATTTTCCATAATACAATGAAAAAGGATGGAACGCCCCGTAATAGCTGAAAGACCAAAAATAATACAGTCTTCAACTTCTCCATGATGTTTCTTAAGGTCATAGAGATATTCTCTCCTGATTTGTGCGTACTCTGGTGGTATGTTTGCGTTTAAATATGCCATAATAAATCCTCATTTGATACTGCCCCAATTATCACCTTCTTCATAATCTACTTTGTTTGGAACTTCAAGTGATACGGTTGACTCCATAATTTCTTTTATCTTTTTAACTTCATCTTTGTTTTGTATAGATATATCTAATTCATCATGTACTTGTAGATGCGGTATGATACCCTCTGCATGTAAATCTATCATGGCTTTCTTTGTCATGTCAGCTGCAGATCCTTGTATTAATCTGTTCAAAGCTTTGTATGTGTATGCTCTTCTAATCCCTGGTCCGTGTTCCGCGAGTGCATCATCGTGAGGCAATGGCTTATGAATACCGAACTGGTTTGGTTCCCATAGATGAAACCTACACAGTCTACCCAGCAGCGTCCTAACTTTACCTTTACGCTGTGCTCTATCCATAACAGCATCCATGAGTTGTTTAACAAACGGGACTTTACTGTGATATTGTTTAAATAATTCTTCAGCTTGTAGCTTGTTTATACCAAGTTCAGCTTGTAATTTATTCTTACCCATACCATAGAAAAGACCCAAATTGATCGTCTTAGCTTGTGTTCTTGGTATCTCCGCCATATCAGATACAATCTGGTGAAAGTCTGCATCACCATCTTTGTATGCGTCTACAACATCTTCTACGGAATAGAATCCTTGCAATGCTGCATAGTGAACTACAAGTCTTGGTTCTTGTTGACTGTAGTCAAAGCAACCCCACTTACATCCTTGCTCTGGTATAAATAAACTTCTGATCCGTGGTCCGAGATCCTTGTTCCTTGCAGGTATCTGCTGTAGGTTTGGATTGTTCATACTGAATCTACCAGTCACAGTGCCACCACCCTCTGATCTTAGTTGGTTTATCTCTGCATGTATTCTACCGTTAGCTGAGTATTTTAATATCGTATCTATAAATGTTGTATGTGCTTTGTTTATCTCTCTTGCTTTTGCAATAGCCTGCACCAATGTGTGTGGATGATTGGCTAAAAAGTTTTTAGTAAAACTAGGAGCACCAGTTTTCTCTGTTCTGTCATACGGTAAACCAAGTTTATCAAATACTTTAGCAATAGATCTTGCAGCCCATATCTGTACTTCTTGTCCTGTTTCAGCGTATATGCCACCAAGTAATCTTTTTTCTTCTTCTACCATTCTTTTCTTTTCAATAGCTGCTCTATCTTGGTCCACACGTACACCTAGAAACCTCATATCAACAAGAACAGGGAACAATTTAATCTCCATATTAAATATGTCTTCAATATCCTGATGCATTATTTCTTTTTTAAACTCCTGCCAAAGCTCCAATGTAAGTTGGGCGTCACGCTCTGCGTAAGATCCAACGTACATGGCTGGTAGCTTGTACATCTCTGCTTTAGGATCTACACCCCATGACTTTGCAGCTTCGTATAATGCTGTCTCGTCTTTACCTCTACCAAGATAATCTCTTGATATGCCGTTTAAATCGTATCTAAATCTATTTTCGTTAATAAGCGATGCAGCTATCATTGTATCTACAATCTGGCCGTTAATTTTTATACCAAGTGATCTTAACCAACATACGTCATACATTGCATTGTGAAATATTTTAGTTGAGTCTGATAACATTTGACTCTGAAACCAATCAAGAACCATTTTACGATCCATGTTACCACCACCTTCGTGTGCGATAGGGTAATATGCACACCAGTCATGTGTGGCAAGAGATATACCAACCACTTCTCCAACACCTACAACAGAACCAGACCCCATTCTTTTATTTAAGTTTGGATCTTTTGTTTCTAAATCTATGGCTATCTCATCGTACTTACCTAAATCTGGAAAGTCCGTTGGTGGTATCCACTCTGTCTGTGGTTTAAATATCGTTTTCATGCTTACATTCCCCTGCTATCGCCATGTATGCTGCAGCGTCAACGTAAGTATCAGCTGTGGGTGCACCAAATTTTGTTCTTGCAACTTTTAGTAAAGCCATCATTACAGCAGCGTCGTGTGCTGTTATCTCTTTATCAAGATATGCTGTCCATAATTTTGCTATGTTTGCATGGTTTACTATTTTATCACCATAGGTTTTTGCTCTAGGCCCCATGATAAGATCTCTAGCTGTTTTTAAAGCGTCTTCTGTTTTCATATTTTATATCCTTTGTATATATCTTTTGGTTCGACAATGTGTAAATGATTTTTAGTTCTAGTTGCTCCAACATAAAACAATCTATTTTCATCGTCAGGGTTTTGTTCGTAGTTTCTTTGTGTGCTTCTTGATAGATCTGTCAGGAGAACTACGTTATCCTGCTCACCACCTTTTACTCCATGTATTGTAGACAAAGTAATTCTTGGATTAGAATTTAATTTCTCACCGTTCTCCCTCATACGTCTTATATACCTTATTTTTTTCTGCGGTGCATCATCAAAAGCTTCAAACCAAACTTTATCTGTCTTCAACCACATTCTTTCTTTTAATCCAGACATTTGATATCTTGCATCCTTATCCAAATACTTTATTGAATTTTTTTCAAAATTATTTTGTGTCATGTAAGATGCTATTCTTGATATTTGTTCGTGATTTATATCCACACCTTTACGCAGGTTTTCCCAGTCATTTATAGCAGTGTACAAGTCTTGTTCTTTGTTTGTTTTAAACTTGTTCTCAAAGTACAATCCTTGCGAGTGTAGTTGTTTTTCTAAATCTTCTAACATAAATCTAGTTCTAGCTAACACTAGCCAATTACCTTCTCTCATGTTAATATCTTTAAACTCGTGATAATATGAAAGTAAGCCTTTTTGCATTTTTGGTCGCCACTCTTTTGGTAATCTGTTTTTTATTCTTCCTACAATGTTCATTGCAATATCGTGCACAACCTGCGGTATTCGGTATGACTGTGCAAGTTTCATTACACGACCTGTCTGTGCAATAAAACTATCTACATCTGCACCTGCCCATCTAAATATTGCTTGATCGTCATCACCCGCTATGTATGTATCTTTTGTTTTGTCCCATATTGACTTAGCCATATTCCATTGAGTTCTAGATAGATCTTGTGCCTCATCTATAAAAACAACATCAAAGTTTGGTGATTTATCCGATTTAATAAATTCTGTAATCATGTCTGTAAAATCTATTAAATTATATTCTTTCTTGTATCTGTTTAGTTCATTGTAAATACGTTTAAATTCTGACTCTGTTATATCTTGTGTGTGTTGTTTTAAATTATATTGTTCTTCTGGTTTAATACCTTTTAGTTTAGCTAATTGTATAATACGTAGCGCATCACTATTTGTACTAAACAGTCCACTCTCGTTGTTGTCGTATTCATGATAATCTAATTTCATTTTTAACTTTCTACCTAGATCTTCATAATGTCTGCCTTGCATTACATTTTCTTTTTTAAGCCCCAACCTTTGAAAGGCTAATGAGTGTAGTGTTCTAAAATATGGTAAATCTTTTTCTGTGTAATTAAATCTAGACATAGCTCTATCTCTAGCTTCATAAGCTGCTTTCTGTGTAAAAGAAAAATAACCTATACGATTAGGGTCTGTTTGTTTTAGATATGTATCTACTTCATTTAACAGAGTTGTAGTCTTACCTGTGCCAGGTGGACCAAGAACAATAGTTTTCAAAACGCATCCTCCTTTTTAAATGGTTTCTGTTTAATTTCTACTTGCTGTTTCTTAAATTGTTCTAATTTTAGAACAGATATTTTTTTCTTACCAACCATAATTCTTACTTGATCACAATTACACTGTTGTACTAGCCATGTCAAAGTCTCTTCGTGTTTAATAGGCCACTTACGTCTGTTTAAAAATTTATTAAAGAAATGTGTAAACTGAAAATAATGATGTCCATCACTGTTCCACACGTTACCAAAAATTATATCGTCTTTGGTAGCACCCTCTGCAGTTCTATCAGTACACCACTCTTCTAAATGTTCTTTTAATTGTTCGAGTTTTGAAGAACCTTCAGGTGCATCTATCTCCTCCATATTAGACATCAATTCTTGCACGTACTTATCGTATTCTTTTGCAGTCACTTTGGGTATGAGTTTATTTGTTTGTGCAGCGATAGCTCTTTTCAATAGTCTTTGTTGTAATAGATAGTCTACGTTCTCTAATTTTATTCTTTCTCCATCAATGTTTAAAAAATAATATGGTTCTTCTAGTTTTATTTTTTGTAGATTAGTTAGCTCAGGAAATAAAACTTGACCTTTTATACCATAGTCTCTTCTACTACATAAGTTCTTATCACAGTGGTTACAAAAAGGATCTTCTTTACATTTAAAACCCAACTCTTTGTTTTCATTTGATTTTATTTTAGCTTGAATTGTTCTATCATCCAGAGGTCCCTCGGGATGTTTTGCAAAATATTTATAGTTAAAAGCATTTATTTTAGATTGCCAACTGTCGGGCCATTTTCTTTTTGCATATTGTATGTATTGATATATTAACCTGTCTCTATAATCTTTTATATCTGTTTGTATTATTGATTCTAAACAAGGAGGACCATCACTAAGTTCTGATTTAGGTCTTTCTATTTTTAAATCTTGTAATTCTTTTGGTGTAAGAGCACTGACTTCTACAGCATTTAAAAAAACATCTATTGTAACTGCTTTTCCTTTATCATCAAAACAATATCTTGTTGTATTTTTACAATTAAAGTATGGTAAGTTTAAAAAATTTCCTGTATCATCTTGCGATTTTAATTCAATTTGTTTTGGAAATACCTCAGCATTACCAAAACCAAGTATAGCACTCAACGACATTAATTTATCTCGCATTAACTTTGCTGGTACAAAATCTGTTGTAAATAAAAATATATGTGCGCCACCACTTTTAGATCTACAGACGTGTAATGGTATACCCATTGGTAGCTTGTTTATAATTTTTTTATAGTCAAGAGTGTATTGATCTACATCGATACATCCCCATCTACATTCGTTATCTTCATTAATAGGTACGATTCCAAGACCAGGTTCAATACCATTAAGGTGGTTTTGCCAAAGCAGATCTGTAACTGGTTCTCGTTTAACAAACGATTTACCTTTTATTTTGAGTCCATCGGCACCCTTCTTGTCCACATAGGTGCATCCATGTGCTCGCATTAATCCTGTAAATATCTTTCTAAAATCTTCCATAATTATTTTTGGGGGCGGGTCCAGTCTCCCATCACCGCCCCTCTATCTTCCCTAGGAAGTTTTTAGTACGGTGAATTGGATTTGGATTCTTGCTCTCCGTGTTTTACTTTAACTTCACCCTTTGAAACGTTTGCTCCAAAGTCTTTAGCTATCTTGTAAATACCCGAATCGCTGATTGGTCCAACTCTAGACACGTCCCAGCCAAACCACGTACCTTTGTCGTTAGACTGTTGTACGGTTTTTAACTTATAAATGTGGCTATATGTTGGCGGTGTAAACATACCGTTTTTACCTTGCATCTTCAAACCCATCATCATTGAATTCCATTTTCTACTCACCTTTAATTGAGTAGCTTTCATAGATATCAACGCTGTTGTTGGATTATCACCAAGAATAACTACGAAGTGACTCGCTGTATTCTCAAGATAGTTACCATTAGATAATCTATCTTTGTTGAACTTGTCTCTTGTAGTTGACGGTAAGTCATCTCCAGCTTCATATATTTTTACTGGAGCACCTTGACTCTCACCTCTATCTTGCCATTCGATGTACTGTCTTTTGTAGTGCACCGGAACGACATCTATCCCCT